ATCGATCTCGTTCTGGAAACACCTACAATAATATGTGGTATTTGATCAAATATAGTTATTGCGTTTGGAGTTAATCTTACCATTGCGACAGAGTTGTATCTTTCTCCTTGTTGTTCGTGAATAGTAAACACTCTATAATCAGGATGAGCTAATATCAGCGCGTCCTTGTCTCCTTTAGTGAAAGTTAAATATACTTGGTAACCAGGAGGTACAGATGTTGCATTATATAATAGAGAAATGTTTATCACTCCTAATCGATCATTTCCGTGCTCATAACTGTCATAGTATGGACGCAGCACGTCACATACCACTTTTGGATTTTCGTAAGAAATTGACATATAGCTCACCACATCCCATGGATAATAGGTGTATCTCTGTTTGTAGTCTGGCACTCGACATATAAACGGAATTTGCATTCTATCTCCGAACACTTCCACTCTTTCAGGTGCTAGTATGGATATTATAACATCTGGTGCAGCGCTGTGTAACATAAGTCCTTCATCTAGCCTCGCTACACGAATGGGTGTGGCACCAGTCCATCCATTAATCACTAATGAATCGAAGGTTACTGCGCTTACTTCTTTGCGTTTATAGCTATTGACTGCTTCACGAGTAGCGACAACCACCACGTCCTGCCCCTCTACATGCCGGTCTACAATTGTTGAGGTTTTTCCGCAACCGGGCACACCTTCAACTAGCTCGACAGTAGCCTCATTTTCACTAGACATAGCGTCAATTAGAGGAATCGCCTTCTCATAACCACTTCGATATTCGAAATTATCAATGATTACAAGTCGGAAGTTTTCTTTCTTGGTTTCCCAAGATGGTGTCGATTCTATCCAGGTCACATCCACTAGCTTGTTACCATCCCAACCAATAGTATTCTGCTTCTTTGGTTTCTTTGTCATCCACCTGAAAGTTCGGCTGTCGTAGACGTGCCATTCTTTCTTAGTTCCGTATTCTCTTACAGTTTGATCGGGACCTAAACTAGGCAGATATCCAGATAATGACAAGGCCGTTAGCAGGTCACATTCTTCCAATAAGGCTATTAACGCCATTTCGGCAATGCGTCCAATTCTTCCTTCGAAATCCACCTTTGGAATTACCTGATCTATCAAACTTATTATTTGTTCTCTTTCTGCACAAGTTCCCTTCCCGGGAATTATCGGATTGGGTAGCACTGCTCCAAGGTTTAGACCTGTATAAGTGTCTGTCGTTGGAGGTGTGTCCGTAACACCTGACCAACCCATTTCCATATGTCCATTTCTTACAATACATTTTGGAATGCGATAGTTCGGCCTATCTTCTGGATTGTACCTAAATGGCAAAGTGTAGGTTACTTGTGCAGCTTCATCTGCGTCATATATACGCACGGCGTTTATAGCAATTAATTCATTCAATAATTCTCTATGCATGGAGCCATCCATATTAGTGCTGAGTATCTTTTGAGCCAATAATGGTTCAGCAAATATACAATTCCAGGCACACATATTAGTATTTGCCGCCCTAGGATCTAAATTTCCTTGATGGCGCCTTCGAATAATATCTGGCAGTACTCCACCGTACTTAAAATATATAGGCTGAGCTAGGTAGGGTGTAATTAAATCACACATGTAGATAGACCCAGTGTAAGCAAAAATATTTAAACAGATGGTTAGTAGTAAAATTTCTCCGCGTCCAGATATCAAGGCCAGTAGCAACATTATTGCATGAAGCCTAACCATATCAGCCTGACGTCCTCTACTCTCCATGGTAGGAGTACCATGCTTAAGAGTGATATATACTAAAGATACTAAAGCTAAAGGTTCAGCTTGAGCACCTATAATGATTCCGCACATTATTGAAAGAGTGCGGATTATTTGGGCGATCAGTTTTGGAATTTTAAAAATGGTAATATCGTTTGATAGCCCTTTGTTGTTGTATATTAACCACGCATGAGGTGGCTTGGTCAGAAGCAAATCTGTGAAAGGTTCTGAAATAGGATCTTGTTTCGAAGTCATGGAGTTTTGCTAACAATTCCACTTGCGGCTTGTCGCCC